AGGAGGAAATAGCTGCTAACCGAGGAAAGGATATAACTGAATGGCCTGAGACTGAGCCTAATCCCAATGGTAACGGACATAAAACAGATAGAGTTTATAAGATGCTTTATGTCTGTCCGTTTGAAACAACAGATATTGAATGGCTAGATGAAGTAAAAAAAATAGGATTTAACACTATACATTCCTATGGACCTACTCAGTGGGAACAGAGAGGATATTGGGATACTGAGGAAGGTAGGAAGGAATGTCTGGGAGAAGTTAAAAAGTTCTTGGGACAGCTAAAGACCAGAGGTATGTATGGATGTCTGCAAATGCCTTCCCAGGAGAGGAATCTGCGACTCATGGCAGAGGTCATGGCTACTTTTGATAATGGCATCTGTGGCACTGTCGAGGAACCGGATCTTTACAAGCCTCCTCGTCCCACATTGAAGAAACAGAAGTGGTTGTATGATGTGATAAAGTCAGTCTCCGCTGACCTGCAAGTTTGGGGATGTTTCAATGGTGGCATTTCAAAAAGTAGCTGTAATGTCAAGGCTTTCAATGTTATAATTACCGACTCATACTGTTATGATAAGAAGTCTGAACCCGTATCAGGAACTTTGGCTGCGGAAAATAGGGATGCAGCACTTCCTTGGTGGAAGATGAATGAGTGGATAACTAGGGTGAAGATTCCGAGGATGTTGGAGACTATTCCAAAGGGCAAGGGAATTATCAACATTCAGCAAGGGATGTTTGGTACTAGAGAAGGACATGTTTTGCCGAACATGATGGAGGAGTGGAAGGTATATGACAAGGCGTTTGGAGGGCTGAACTCGTTTGCCGTCTATGCTCATGGAAGCGGACAGGAGATAGGAGCAACCTGGATAATGGAGGATGATAGAGATGAGTCATATAGTCTGAAGAATCAGGCTAGGGAAGTTATGAGAAAATTGGGTTAATGTGAGGAGGTGAGATAGTATGGCTATTCTGGAATATGAAATGACGGCAACCAAAGAACAGTATGAGAACAGTATTGCTGAGAGTGTCTCTATGTTGGGTGATAATATTGGTATGTGTACGATTCCTCCAGCAAGATACGATGCTAAGGGATTAATAAGTTATTGGAGACGAAAAAGAAGTGGCAAGTTAATTTATGTCGAAAGGAGGTGAGATAAATGTGGGGATACGTAGTAGGAGCTGTAATAGTCTACTTTGTCTTTCAGAAGAAGATAAAACAGATTAAGGCATGGATCAAACGACATGCAGATTTGATTGACAAGTGGAAGGATGAGCCTGAGATAATGTCAGCTTATGGGGATTTGAAAGTAGCGATTGAAGCAGCTAATTTGGATAGGAAGTGGAGTATCATTGAGATTGTTACTGTGTTGGGGTTGGCAATAAGTTTGTTTAAGTTGATAAAGAAGTTTGAGGAGGGAGGAGAAAAATGAGTGTAGTTGATGTCAAAGAGATTATCCATGATGCTGTAACAATAAAGAATGCACTTGTAGTGGTTGATAAAGAAGAAGGAAGCATTTACTTTTATCCTAGTGCGCTACCTGCATTAACTAAAGCCATAGGACATTGGATAAATGCAAATATAGAGAGGAACGAGGAGAAAAAAGAATGAACAACAACGACAAACCACTAGGATTGCCTCGTGGTAGCATACGGGCAATTCTCGCACTAGGAATAGTAGGTGTTGGATTGGGTTATGTATGGGTAACGAGAGAGTTTCCAGGAGAATTGATGGTGGTGATGGGTACAGTGATTGCTTTCTACTTTGCTATGAAATCGGGTGCTGAGAAGCCGGAAGGTTAATGGAAGCCAAAGTAGTTCTTCGCAAAGGCCCGTTACGTAAAGTAGTACACATGATTGGTAGGAAAGTAGTGGACTCAACCTACTTTCCTCGCCCTATTATTGCTGAGAAAGCATATCAGACTATTAGAGATGTGTATATAAAGAAGGGTTGGAGTATTGAGGTGAAGGAGAAGCAAAAACGTATCATTGTGCCTGGAACAGGTACTGCCGAGATATTGCCGGCAAATAATGTGATGGGGATAAAAACGAGGTATAGATGAAAGTATTGATAATTGGTTCGACACAGTATAAGGAGAGGATGGAAGTACATGTTACTAAGTTAGAGAACGAAGGACATGTGGTTGCGCTACCTGCTTTTGATGACCATGAAGAACTAGATGCACTGGGAGTGTGTACACACAATCGTTCACTACTTAAGCAAGCAGATGAGATACATATTTTTTGGGATCAACGTAGTTTTGGAACGATATTTGATCTAGGCATGGCGTTTGCGCTTCGTAAGAAAATTAAGGTAGTGTATCTGGAGCCAAAGACATTTGCAGGGGTGATGAGGAAGTGGGAGGAGGAACAAAGTGGACATGTTTCTAGTTGAGGCTGAGGAACTTGCTACGCTATTGACAGCAAAACATCTCCAGTATGGAGAGTCCTACAAGCAGTCGGGGCAAGTGTTGAGATTGCTATATCCAAATGGCATTAAGGTGGAGCAGTATGGAGATATGTTAGCAGTGACTAGAATAGTTGATAAGTTGTTTCGTATAGCTGTGGGACGTAGTGATGATGTGGAGAATTGGAGAGATGTGGCGGGATATGGGTTGATAATGAAGATGAGGGCAAAGGAGGTTAAATTATGCGACCAATAAAGTTTAGGGCAAGAAATGCAGAAGTCCCAAGTTGTTGGATATATGGGTATTTTGTTGTAGAGAGGGGATGTCACTATATTATAAACGATGAGGGAAAATTCAAAGTTATTTGTGATACAGAGGGTCAATACACTGGCCCCAAGGATAGTAAAAATCGAGAGATTTATGAAGGAGATGTTCTTGGTTCCGTTGGTTGCGAAGAAGTAGAGATAGATGGAATAGTCAAATGGATGAATGACAGGGGTGCTTATTATCTTGTTGATGAACATGGTTATGTTACTGATAGTGATTATTGTTATGAAGGTTTGGATTGGAATAAACTTGAAATAGTCAGCAACATCTATGAGAATCCAGAACTACTGGAGGCAAAAAAGTGTGGTGGAGAGAAGCAAGACCAGTAATGTCTCGAACCATCAAAGAGTGTGATGGACAGCTTAGGAATAACTTTGAGGGAGCTACAGTTGTAAGGAATGGTGTGGTGTTGATGAAAGAAGGAATAGTAGTGGATGTTGAGGCATGGAAGGAGCGAGTGAAGGTAGTTTTTGATAGAAGGAAGGAGTATTATAATAAATGGGTGCTAAGGGGTACACAAAGTTCAGAGAAAAAATGAGGACTGAGGAGTATGACTTACTTCATCCTCACAGAAGAGGTGAAAGTATTACTATTGGACGAAGCAAGGATGGACGTGGTTATATTTATTTGAGCGTTGAGCTGAGAGAAAAACTAAAAACAGAGTTTAATCCTTATTGTTACATACATAGTAAGAAGAGTAAGTTGATGTTGGCATTTACAGATGAGGCAAACTTTCCTGGGTATCGTAAGGTGAGGAAAGTTATAAGGTTTCCTGGCAGTTTAGTTGCTTTCTACTTGCCAAAAGGTACAAAGAAGTCTGTGCCACATCATGTGGAGGATGGAAATGTGTTTGTGGATTTGGAAGAGTTGAAGGATGAGACAGAAAAAGCCTAAACTTACTATAGTCATTGACACTCGTGAACAACTGCCATATGAGTTTGAGAATAGTGTGACGAAGACATTAAGGACTGGTGATTATTCTATACTAGGACTGGAAGAGGCTGTTGCTATTGAGCGCAAGACCAAAGAGGATGCGTATGGGTCGTGTGGGGCTAGACGAGTGAGGTTTGAAAAGGAAATGATGAGGCTGTCGAAGTTTGATTATGCTGCAGTAGTTATCGAAGCGTCTCTGTCTAGCTTGCTCACTCCACCTTCATATACAAAGGTAAGTCCACTAGTAGTGGTTAATTCATTTGTGTCGTGGACTGTGAAGTATGGTGTGCATGTGTTTTTTGCGTCAAACAGGGAGTATGCCAGGAACTTAGTGCAGTTGATATTGCAGAAGTATTGGAAATATAACACAGTTGGGAGGAAGTAACTTGAATTGGAGTTTAATCGGTGGTGTAATACTAGGATGGGTTATAGCAACAATACAATGGTTCTGTCTTG